CCGGCTACAGGAAGCTGAATGTAGGCACCACCACCGGCGGCCTCGGCGTCGAGGATGCGGCCGACTAGTCGCAACGCCCGCGCGGTGGCCTCGGTCTCGTTGGTCTCCCACAGGTCGGCGGCCCGCTCCATCGCGTCGACCGCCTTCGTGGGCAGGTTTTGCGTCACACGCTTAGACATATGTCGAGCATACGGGATGCGGCGGTGAGACGGTGCCCATCAATACGGTCCAGCAACGGCTGTTGTCGATCCTGGACGGGTTGCCGCTGCCGCGCAGCCTCGGCGTGCTATCCGCGTTCATCAGTCCGCCGAACCCCAACGTGGACGCGATGGAGCCCTGTGCCTACATCTGGGGATCGCGCGGGGTTGAGGAACGCCTGTCGGTGCCGCGGGCCCAGCCAGGCAACCTGTCCACCGGCGGCGACAAGACGATCACCCATCAGGTTGACATCTGGCTGGTGTGGTTCGGGTCGTCGGAGCCCGACGACCTGATTGACCAGCAGTTCCCGTCGGTGATCGACGCGGTGACGGCGTGCCTGCGTAACACGGAGCTGCTCGACGCGGTAACGATCTCCGCGGTGGACCCGATGACCGGGCAGCAGTCGGACCTGTTGGCGGTCGGCGAGCACATGTCGTGGGAGTACGCCCCGGTGCGCGCGGTCGCTGACCAGCGGTTTTTCCGTTACGACGCGCAAGTGACTTGCGAGGTGGTGGAGGTGATCCAGGCGTGAGCGATCCGCAGGTGCCCGAGCCGGATTCGGGCTATATCGAGGTGGAGCTGCCCGAGGCGCCCGACGCGGCGCCGGAACCCGACGACGGGCCGGGCGAGAGTCCCGCAGAGCCGCCGGCCGCGTCGGGGGATATCGACGTGTGGGTGTGGGGCCGGTGGCGCTACACGGGCCCGCCTGGGCGGGTTTACACCATCGTTCCGGTCACCCCGCAGCCCGGGGATGTGGTGGAGACGTGGGGGCCGCTTGACGGGTGTTGGGAGCCGACCGACGCCGAGCCGACCCGGATGCCGGACAACTGGCGGCCGGACCTGACCGACGAAGAGCACGCGCGCCTGCGCGGCGACACCAACTAAGGGGTACGTGGCTAACCCGACTGTCTACTCGTCTCCCCGGCAGTATGTCGGGCTTGCTGTTGAAACGACCCAGGGTACGGCGGTCACACCGCCAGCGGTCACCATCCCGGTGACCGCTTTCGACCCTTTTGACCAGCCTACGTGGATTGATGCGTCGGCAGAGATGCGCGGCGCGCTGACCGCCCCGTTCAACCGGATCGCCGGCCCCGACCACACCGAGTTCTCGATCTCCGGCGCCGCCTACTTCGACACGCTCGGCTACCTGCTGTCCAACATTTTCGGGGATCTGACCTACTCGGGCACCTACACCGGCAGCGGTACAACAACCCTGTCGTCGCAGGCGACGGCGGGCGCGACGTCGATCTCGACCGTGGCGTCGATCTCCAACGGCACCCTGATCCAGATCTCCACCGACAACTCTGCCGAGGTCCGCCTCACCACGGGTGTGTCCGGCGGCGGCCCGTTCACCGTCACCTTCACGACCCCGCTGGCCCGCACGCACGCGGCGGCGCAGGTGGTGCGCCCGATCACCACCCCGTACACGCAGACCTACAACGTTTTGAACTCCGGCAACGGGCAGTCGTCGTCGCTGACGATCACCGATTTTCAGGGGACCGTCACGTCGACAGGCACCCGCCAGTACACCGGCTGCTGCCTGTCGGAGCTGAACCTCAAGGGCACCCCGGCAACCTCGGCGATCACCTACGACGCAACGGGGCAGGGCTGGCCATCGGCGTCGGCAACCGCGTTCACCCCGTCGATCTCGACGGTGGCGCCGCAGGCGGCGTGGGAAACCCAAGTCGGGCTCAACGGCACCGTCGGCGGTGCGCAGATCAAAACCGTCAACGACTTCTCCCTGTCGATCAAACGTGAGCTGCAGATCTACTACACCGGGCAGAACCTGGCGGTGCCGTACCAGATCGTGCGCGGCCGGCTCACCGCGTCCGGCTCGTTCAACTTTGTTGCCGCGGATGACACGGCGCAGACGTACCTGACGTCGAACACGCAGCCCCAAATGCAACTGATCATCTCCAATGGTCTGTCCGGGGCGTCGCTGCTGTCGCTGCAGGTCGACGCCCAGCAGTGCGCATTCACCACATCGAAGATCTCGCGCGGCAACGTCGCGGTGGAGTTCGCAACCGACTGGGACGCCATCGCCAACACCACCAACGTCGGATACTCCGCCGGATACGGCCCCCTGTCGATCACCATGCAGAACGCGGTCGCCGCCAACGGCTTCTAACCAGGAAATGAGACCGAATGTCGGAATGCCAGACGATCATGCTGCCGTCCGGGGGGACCGCGACCCTGCGCGCCCCGGAAATGCTGCGCGGACGCGACAAGTCGATCGTGCGCAGGCGGGCCGCCGCCGCGCAGGCCGAAAACGCGCAGGAACTCGGGGTGGTCGTTGAGGAGGAGATCGCCCGGGTGCTCGTGCAGGCGTGGGATCTGCCGTACCGGCCGGGCGCCGGGCTACCGGTCGACGACCAGGACGCGTGGGATGCGTTGACGATCGCCGACCAGGACGCGATCGTCGCCGCCGCCCGGCCCGCCATCCCGATCATCTTCCCGCCGCAGGCGACCCCGGACGACGCCGACATACCGGGTTCCCCTACCGCGCCCACCAGCGGCTAGTCGCGATCCTTTCGGGCGCGGGCGAGGTCCGGCCACCGGCGTCGGACTATGAACGGCTGCTCGACGAGGCGTTGCGCTACCACCGGTGGGCGGAGAAGGGCTGGACGTCGGCGATGGTCGACGAGGAGCGGGCGGTGCTGATGGACGCCTACGACGTCATCGACGCGGCAATCATCGACGCCCGGGAGCGGGTCGCCGCGCATCAGGCGGCCCGTGACCGTGCGGCGCGGCACCTGCGCGGCTAGGCGGTCGCGGTGGACGGGATACAGGGCGTGGCGGAGGCACGGGCCGCGCTACGGCGGCTGGCCGCGTACGTGGATGTGGCGGTCGGTGACGGGGTCGGGCAGGTGCTGTCACAAACGTCGCGGCAGGCCCGCGCCCACCTGTCGTTGGGCTGGCACACCCGGGACACGCCGACCGGGTCGCGGCCGGGTGAACCGCCGTGGCGGATCTCCGGCCGGCTGTCGCGGTCGATGCACATCGAGCGGGCCCGCCGCACCGGGGCGGGCCGCTGGTCGGGGACGGTCGGCCCGGCCGGTGTCGTCTACGCCCGTATCCAGGAACTGGGCGGCGATGCCGGGCGGGGGCACCGGTCGCACCTGCCGGCCCGGCCCTACCTGAAACCGTCGGTGCGCATCGTCAAACCGACGATCCGGCGGACGTTTATCGTGCGCTACCTGCGGGCGGTGCGCGCGGCGCTGCACTGAGGTCTGCGGGAGGTACGTGGCCGGCGAATACCTGCCCCCGATCACCCAAGAGTTCCGCGGTGACGCGTCCAACCTGCTCAAGTCGATCGCCGAGGTGGACGCCGCCTACGAGGGCCTCGGTAAACAGTCACACAAGACCTCGGAGGGGATCGGCCGCGACGAGAAGGAGTCGGGGAAGGCGGTCTCCGATTTCCAGCGGCTGCTCGGCGACAAACTCAAGGAGGGTGAGACCGGCCTTGAGGCGTTGCAGCGGGAGTTGACGGACACCCGCACGAAGGTGACCGGTCTGCGGGATGACCTGAGACGCACCGGCAACATCGAGATCTTCGGCGACTTGAAACAGGCCGAGGCCGATCTCAAACACCTCGAAGGCTTCATGAACGACATGAAGCCGAAGATCGACCAGAAGGCTCACAGCCTGGGCGTGTCGGCCGGTGACGAGTTCATCCGGGGCCTGCCGTTCGGGATCGGCGCCGGGGCGATGGCGCTGGGTAAGGCGTTCGTCAAACTGTTCGGTGGTGTCGGCCCGCAGGTTGTGCAGGAGGCGGAGAAGCTCGGGGTGAAGGCCGGGCAGGCGCTCGGAGACGGTGTCGCGTCGGCAGGTGACGCGCTGGCGCAGGATGTGCCGGCACTGTTCACCCCGGAGGGTGCGGTCGGTGCGGCGATCGTGGTGGTGATCGGCACCATGTTGGCGCCGGCCATCGCCGGGGCGGTTGCCGCCGCGGTCACCAGCGCGGTCGGTCTCGGGGTTCTCGGGCTGGGCGCGTACCTGACCAAAAACGATGCCGGGATCAAGGCCGCGGCCGGGCGGCTGAAAGACGATGTGCTGGGGGTGTTCACCTCCGGCGCGTCGGTGCTGCTCACCCCGGTCGAAGAGGCGCTGCAGAAGCTGGACGGGTTTTTCAAGTCCGGTGCGTCGCACATCACCGCCCTGTTCTCGGCGGTCGCCCCCGCGGTCGCCCCGGTCGAGTCGATGTTCGAGTCGATGGTGTCATCGATCGGCCCGGCGCTGGTCAATGTGGCGCGCACGTTCACGGAGGTGTTCTCCGACCCGTCGTTCCAGTCCGATGTGAAGGGGCTCGGGCAGAACATCGCCGCGTTTTTCGACACGATCGCCCGCAACAAGGACGCGGTCGAGATCAGCCTCAAAGTGATCATGGGTTTGTTGTCTGAGGTGTTGGGCATCCTCAACGTGTTGATCAACACGGCGGGGAAGCTCACGGCCCCGTTGAGGTGGGCCGACGGCCTGATAACGGCGGTAACCAGACGAAAGCCGTGTGGCACGACGCCACCGACTCGCTGAGTTCGTTTGTGGCGGTCACCGAAAAGGCCGCCCCCAGCGTCGAGCAGCTCACCCAGAAGCTGAACGCGCAGGTGGTCACCGCCGACACGCTCGCCGGGCAGATGACCGACAAGCTGGTCAACTCGGTCCTCAACAGCCAGATGGCGGAACTGCATTTCCAGGAGGCGCTGACCAAGGTCACGAAGACGTTGCACGCCAACCACGACGCGCTGAAGATCACCACGGCGGCGGGGCAGGCGGACCGTGAGGCGATCCTCGCCGTGGTCCAGGCGAACCTTGCCCAATACGACTCGATGATCCAGGTCGGTGTGTCGGCGAAGGACGCCGCGGCGGCGTATGACGCCAACACGAAGGCGCTTGAGACCCAACTCCGCAAGGCCGGCCTGCTGCCCAGCCAAATCAACTCGATCATCGGCGCGTACAAGAACGTGCCGGACAAGGTGAACACGACGATCGCGCTCCAGGGCCTCACCGACGCGATCAACAACCTGGACAACCTGCTGCGGCGGCTAAACGGTCTGCCGCCGCTGACGACGGTCACCGTGCACGCGAAGGTCATCGCCGACAAGCTGCCCGACTATGTGCACCGCGGTACAAGTATCGCGTTCGCGCAGGGCGGTGTGGTGCGGGCGGCACAGGGCCTGGTGTCGGGAATACTGCCGCCCCGCAATCCGGGGACGTTGGTGCTGGCCGGGGAGCGGGGCACCGGCGGTGAGGTGTTCATGCCGCTGCGCGGGATCGACCCGGCA